ATTACCCATCGTCTTGGCCTTAATATTTATGAATTGATTACCAACAAAATTCATTTGTTGAAATGCCACATCATTTGTGTTTTCGTATTCAGTCGACTGTGGATTACCGAATTTAACAAAACTACCTGCCAGTCCTTCTTGAAAATCAATCGGACTATTGTATAGTTTAATTGTGAATGAAGTACCATCACTATTAGAATCATCATTTGAGTCATCTGATGAATCATCCGAATCATCGGTTTGCTCTTCTTGTTCCTCTTCTTGTTCACCAAAGTTACCTAAGAATTGTGGTTCTCCCATATCTTGAGTAGGTAATGAAACTGCCGTAGAAATTCCATTAGATAAACTATTCAATTCATAGTTCGGGCCGACTGGAAATTGATTTATAGTGGTTGAGGGTAGGAGTACATCTGCTGGTAACCAACTTCCATCGTAGGCGTCATCAATTATGTTTCCTTCACCATCTACTTCGGGTACCTGTCCAAGTGCACTTCTAAGTAACGATACGGCATCAGAAGAAACGATATGTCGTCTGTATCCGTTTTGTATGTACCACCTTGAACCTGCACCTGCTGCCTCGAATCTGGTCAATGATTTGATTGGAGCTCCACCATTACCATTCCATTTTATTATCCTACCATCCAATTGACTTTGACCGACAGATGGTGAAGCATCAGCTGGTGGTGTTGATATTCCAAGTTCTACAAAATCTAATATCCTACCACTTGGTGTTCTAATCTCAGTAATTTCTTTTTGAAAGTTTGGTGTAAATACATATACACTCGGAGCATATGAACCTTCCGTGTCGTAATTATGTGATGCAGTTGAATCCTTTGATGCTTCTTTTGTATGACCACATCCAAACTCCCAATAAAATTGTACTCCATTTGTATTTGGGTTGAATTCTTCTCCATCTTTGGTATACATTGTGAAGTTGACTTGTTTAGTATCAGTTACACTAACTACTTGAATATATAATTCAGGTATTCCATCTTCTGCACTATACTCTGAATTTTCTTGTGTATCAGGTCTTGTTTCATATCCAACTATATATGCTTTTTTAATAGTTATGGTGGAACCAATCATAAAATCTTTAAAACCTTCATCTTCCACTTCTCGTCTGACATTAAACTCTAATCTTGAACTATCGGGTCCTGTCCAACTTATCTGACCACCACCATCTTGGGTTGGTAAATTTCTATTTGGTTCATTTTGACCAAATAAGTTCCAATGTAACTTTCCAAAATCAGCCTTCTTTGTAATATTATCTTCAAATTGTAATCTTGGTCTCCACCATTTTGACAAACCATCATCAGGATTATCCCTTATCGTTCTCCAAGCATTTAATAAACCACCATCTCCATCTATATATTCAGTCCAAGCAGTTTCAGGTATATACCTTTTTGGTTCTATTAATTCTCTAAATTCTTTTATATAATTTGAATTGTTTATTAACTGAGGGACTATTCTAATTTCTGTTCGTGATGGTGATATTTCATCTATTTTGAACTTCCATTCTTTAATATCAAGTGGTTGTGCATCTTGACCATTAGCAGGTGGATTCTCACCTACAAAGGCATTACCTTCACTATCGGTGTGAAATTGTCCCATTGGTACACCTGTTAGTGCAGGATTACCACTATGAATTATATTTGGTTGACCACTTACAGTTTTTGTCAATACTATATCATTACCACCAGCAACTTTTCTAACAAAATGATAACGAACTTGAAATTCACCACGATTGTAATCTCTATCTCTTAAATCTTGACCAATATTAAGAATTATCGTATCATCCTCAAAAGTAGTATGAGTGGAATTAAATTTTTCTAAGAAATTCTCATCGGTATCCAAAAGGTGAACTTCAACATAGTCATCTGTTGATTGACCAAACGGTGGATTCAGATATCCACTAGCACCCAATACTTCCTTAGATTCTTTTTTTAACTCTCTATAGTCGTTATCGTTTAGTGGTGTGTTTATTCTCATAATTCTTCAAATTCTCGATTAAGTATATCATTCCATACTGGGTCGGTAGAATAGACAGTTGTTTTTTTAGAAATTTTAATTAGTTGGTCTTCTTCTTCTAAGTTTTTTCCTTCCTCAAATGGATCCTCAACTGCTATAAAAACACCAGCATCATTTCTTAAAGGTGGTGTTGCTTCGTTGATAATTATTTGGTCGTTTTCAGTAACCACTACGCCCCCACTCAACTTTCGTCTCTGTTCTAATTCATTAAGATATGTTTGCCTATCTTGTTCTCTTAACTTTTGATAGAATTCACTTTTTTGTAATTCTTCTTTTGTTAAAGGCATTAATCCATCTCCAAACCAAAAAATTCATAATTCTTTTTAATATATTTATTCCATTCTGCAGGAACTTCACTTTCCTCAAAGATTGCCTCTACTGGACATTCGGGTTCACAGGCTCCACAATCAATACACTCATCAGGATTTATGTAAAGTGAATCAGTTTCTTTTGGTATAAATCCATCTACTTTTGCCTCTTCACCACTTCCCTCAACATCATATGGGCCATGGATACAATCTACAGGACAAACCTCTACACATGCTGTATCACAAGTTCCAACACAAGGTTCAGCTATAATATATGACATTTTAACTCCTTTATTTTACTACTTTGAATGATGGTAGGTAATTGAAAAACTGTATTGTCTCATCTGCAGTACCACTACCACTTATAATTTTATAATCAACACGATAAAATCTATCAGCTAATAATGGTTTTAAATGTAGATTAAAATAATTACCGGTAGAATCACAACTAACTTTTGAACCACTACCATATGGTATGATAATATCATCTGTAAAAACATCAACCACTTGATAAAATGTACTACCACTCGGTAACATTTTTGCAGTATTATATCCTGTTGAATATCCAGCTGTGGCTGAAAAAGTTTTTTCAGGATACAATGGTCTACCAGCAACTCTAAACTTTACTTTCGAATCTTCTTTATATTGGTCTCTCAAACTTCTTGGATATAATTTAACATCTTCAAGTTCCGTTGAAGTCAAATATTCTAATGAACCACTATTCCATTTAGAATCATCCCAAACAGCCTCTAACTTAGGTTGGTAAATCGTATGGGTTTCTCTACTGAAAAATGAAAAGTTACCAAGTGCCTTAGATGTACCTTCATCAAGTGTAGAGTCTAAATTACCAATACTTCCACTTCTTTTGACCATAAAACCATCATTCTCTATGTTTCCATGTAACCACTGCCAAACAATGTTAGAAACATCCATACGAACATCAGATGCTTGGTTAGAAAAAGATTGTGAGGCTTCGTATTGATTGTACCAAGTACCACCCGAACCAGTCATAGAACCTGTCCACATGGTTTTGACATCATTGTTATCACGGAAATTATAACTGGCACCATCTGTAATTATTGGGAAACTATCTTCCCTACCAAATCCATTGTCCCAAGATTGACTTACTGGATATGCATATAAATTTTGATTAACATTTAAACCATTAGAATTTGCATCATATAAATTTAAATAAAATTTTGTGTACGAACTTGAAGGTATCAATCCACTTGATACAGAAGATGAAATATAAGTTGTATCAAATTTTATCAACACTCGACTTATACCTTGTACAACACCAGCTGCACTTACATCCTTTACTACTTCTATTATCTCATCTATACCTGTATTTTGACTTCCACTACGAGAATATAGTGTTGTGTCTTTTTCAGCGTATTCAAAATAATGCATCTATGGTCTCCTACAATTTATTCCCAATTGAATCGCCAATTGACCGTGCCTCCACATCAATATTTGGGTATTTCAATTCGAATATACTTGGGTCAAGTGATGGATAAACTATACCATCTTTGGTTGCGTAATTTATATCGTAAATATTACCTGAGTAACCATCTGCAGTACTGAACTTGTTAGTAATCAATACTGGTACATTTTTAGGATTATCAACCGTAGGTGGAACTATCGCACCTACACCTTCAACGATAGATAATTCATATGCCAACTCTTGTAAAACAATTGGTTGGTTAACTTGCCACCTATCTATTTGGAAAAAATCTTTCACCTTTTGTATAACTTGTAATGATACTTGGTCTTTATTGAATCCAGTACGACATATAAAATTTACTTTTAATCCAATATTAATAATATATGCATCTTTTATATTGACCGCATCCGTCATTAATCTATATTGTGAAAGATATGTTTTTAAATTTTCTTTTACTGCTAAATTTAAAGTAGTTAATTTTTTACCAGCTGTATATCCAAGAGTGTATAAATTAAGTGCATTTGGATTAGGTAATCTATTAGAAGAAGCAGCATCTTGTGACTTAAGTTGGTCAAGGTTTCTTTCATCCATAAAAAGATTAGACTTGACTTCTTTTTGCATTGTTGGTATATTCAATTGTTCATCTTGAACAATGTATGCCTTTGCTATAGCTCCAAATTTAGGTGGTAATGCATATACCCTTGTTATGTAATCTTCACGAGTTACACTCCTACCTTGAGCCTGAAAGTAAGCTAAAGCATTTTCTTTTAGTTCTTCTGTTGTTTCTGCACCTTTACCACCATTAGCTGGAAATGGATTTGTTACTGCTACAGAATCTTTAACTGTTGCGACCAATCCAGCATTTAAACTTGTTTCATCTAATGTTAATGATATTTCTGATAAATTAGAAATACTATCTTGGGTAGCGTTATCACCTAATCCACCACCATGAGAATATTTTATTGTAAGTATTGTGTTTGATGGTGATTGACCATAAGCTTCTGTTTTTAAAAAGTTAGATGGGTCAAAGTATGTATCTAAATAAGTTGGACTACCAGGTAATGATGAACCTACATTACTTGGATTTGGTACTATTTCTTCATCAAACGAATCACTTACACCTGCCCCAAATCTTAATTCAGTTCTACTATCAGCCCTTATAAAAGTTTTAAATCGTCTTGGAGTTTTTAGAAGTTTTAAAAGGTATGGTGCTTCATCACTATATTGTGATAGTTCAGAATCATTAGCTGCAGTATTTTGTACAGAATCAAACAATGTGTCTTGTGCTAAAAATGGAACCTCTTTCCAAGTATTACCATCACTATCTGTACAAGATATTATTTCTAATACATTCTCACTTCCTAATATAATCCTTTGATACTTTTTAGCACTTCCAAAACTAAATTGTTCTTCAACAACCGTTCCACTTACAACACCTACCGTTTTCTTTAGTAGATAAAAAGTTGGGGCCGTTCCTGATGTTTCATAAATACTTACCGTGGTTGGGTCAAAAGAACTTGAGTAAGAAAAGTTGACATTTTCTCTTATCCTAAATGTAGTTGTACCAGTAGAAGCCAATGTTCCTTCATTAACTTGTAGTGCATAATTGTAATTAGGTCTCACATTAACACCCGTACCAACTGCTGGTACTATTTGAAATATATCAAGGTTGGTAAATGACGGAGACGACAACTTAGGTTTGTATCCAAAGGATTGTGCCATTTCAAATAAAGTTTTTGTGTCTTCTGCATAAGCTAATAATTGTTCTTTGAATTGTGAATCTACATAGTAAGACAACACATCACCAACATAAGATGCCATCTCAATAAACATCATACCAGGTGATGCTTCATTAAAATCATTATATGTGTTTGGATAGTATTGTTTTGCAAAATCGATTAAATCAGAACGAAATCCTGAAAAATCTTTGTTTAAATATCTTACTTCTTTTTGTGCTGGCATCTATGTTCTCCTATTCACCTACAAGAAAATTCAGAGTTATCACTTCGTGTACTGTTGGTTGTATTGCTAAAGCAAATTCAATAAGTATGTTTAATTGGTGTGGTTCGGCCTCATCCCTTTCCACACTTATATTATTTATAGTAACATGAGGTAACCAAAAGGCTATCGACTCTTCTATTTCAGACCTAACAGATTCTAATAAATCATCACTCATCGGTTCGAACAAAACTTGTAACAAACCACATCCAAATTCAGGTTGTCCAACTCGTTCACCTTTATTAGTAAGTAATAAATTTCTTATATTACTACTTGTTTGAGTTAGGGTTGTTGATGTGCCAGGAAAGAAACCTGAACCATTTATGTGATCCATTGGTAGAGATATACCAATTTTCACATCAGGGTTTAAGTCTTTTTCTAATACGGACAACTAATTTCTCCTATGGACGATAATTCGTCCCACCATCTTTCTTTTTATTTATTGCTTTCATCAAACCACTATAATCCCTTGTGAGTGCATTTACAACATCGTCACCTACTTGTTCAGAACTTACACCTTGTGCCTTTAACGATTCAACCGCTCCAACTTGTCTTCTCTTTTCTTTACCTTGTTCTGTATTCGCCATCATTGGATTTCCACCCATCAATTCATGTACTCTATCAGATGTATAAGTTCCACCACCCATTGTTGGATATTCGGAATCACCTTGTGGAATACCACCGGCCGTTTCGTTCAAGATTCTATTGAGAGATTCATTCTTCGTATATTCTTTATACTCCCTTTTCTTGGGTTTTGGTTGTGTGTATTCTTGTTCTGCTATTTGAGTTAAAGAGGATGAGATTTCATCTTTTTCTACGGAACGATTAGCTAAAGCTTTCTTTCCTTCATTAATAAATATCTCATTTACCTGTTTATTAACTTCTTTACGAACTAATCTCTCTATTATCTTTATTAGTTCTTGTTTCTTCATTATAGACTCCTATTCTATATTATTGTACTACTGATTATACCTGGTATAACAGCTGGTGGTTTGGTAACCACTCCTGTAAAAACTGTAGCTAAAAAAGATGCAGTAATTATGGTTGCCATACTATCACAAACATCTTCTATACTTCCACCACCCATTCCAACTGCTACGGCTGGTGCTAATATTGGTGGAACTGACATTAAACTTGTTCCTACTGCTGAATGAGCTGGTGTTCCAAAATTTATCATTAAAGCTGCGGCAGATATGATACCTGTTGTTATCTGTGTCATCGTTGGGTCTTCTAAATTAAAACTACCCAATATTGCTGCCTTTAATGGTGCCTTAGCTCCTCCAACACCACTTACCTTTAACTTCAAACCTAACGATGTAGGATCGGGTACAGGTACCGCAGGTGGAGCAGGTGTTAATGCTGGACTACCAATTGGTATTATCTCAGCATCTTTCATAAAATCTATTATGGCCGTTGACATTCCCTCGGCCGATTCTGATTTACTTGATTCACCATCTTGTGCTAGTTTACTATAATTATCAATTAATCCTTGTTTAAGTTTTTTTTTATCCAGTCCCACTAAACATCCACTTTTGTTAATATGTTACATATTCTTGCCCGTATGGTCTCCACTCCAGCCTCCCATGCAGCCATTGCTGGTTGATTTGTTGGGCCACTACTGATTGGGCCACTTGGGCCTGCACCAGTTGCTATACCTGTCAAACTAAGAATTGTGCTTCCTAATTCAACAAATGAATTACAAACACTATCCAATAAATCTGCTAACTCCTCACCATAAACCAAATGTTGTTCCTTAACATCATCACGACCTTTTATGTATATAACAGCTTCATCATTACTACCACCTATTTTAAAGTAACTTCCGTTGTCGGTGTATAATCCTGCACAATCATCAAGGTGAACATTTGCACCTTTACAACTTTCTAAATGTGCTTTATCATCAAGTGTTAAAAAAGATGGACATTCACTTGACAAATATATTACATCAGGTCCTCCTTCTTTACCACCCTCTCCCAAATCTAATCTTGAATTACCAGGTGTTATCAAACTAATACCACCAGGTCTCATATCCATTGATGTGGCACCACCTGTATTAATATTCATTCCATCATCAGCATCGACTGTAAATGCTTTCTTGGTTGAGAATCCAATACCATCGTGACTAAATCCAAGTATCTTTCCTCGTTTAGTATTGAATGTAATTCTATCTGAATTTATTGTTATTTGTTTACCACCAAGATTTGGTTGGTCATCTTCATGAAATGATGACATATAAGAATGGTCATCAGCATTAGTTTCCTCTATATCAAGATTTACCTTTTGGTCTGTAGTCATCCATATTGAACTACCATCTGAATTTATGTTTTCTTCTGCAGGTTTGAAGTTTGTATCTTCAAGTTCTTGCCTTAAATTTTGTTCATCGAATAACTGAGCATCTGTTAGTTGTCCAACTCTCATCAATATGTTTGGAGAGTCTTGAGTAGATGTATCGTCTCCGTGTGCACCTTCAACTATTGCACTTCCAAATCTTATTGTATTACCAAATCTACCTTCAAGGGTCACATCACCTTCTCTTGGTATTAATCTTCGTACTTTTTCATCATTACCAAAGTCTTTGTTTGCCTCAAAAAAGTCATATATGAAATCATCATCTATCATTTTTTGGTCTCTAAAACCACTTGTACCTGGTATTATATTTGCATTAACACTACCTAACATTGATACAACAGGTAAATAATAATGATTATTTAAATATTTTACAATAACCACATGCTCATTTCTTAATGGCATCTTTGTCATGTTCATATCAAGAGGTTGATATATTTTTAATTTTGCAACAATCTTATCTTTTTCAGATTGGTGTGGTCTTGCCTTGATACAACCCAACAATCCCCAAATCTTTTCACCTTTGTCATTTTCAGGTAATTTTTCTTCGGAATCAAAAACTTCTAAGACTTCTGCTATTTCAAGTTCATAGTATTCCCAACCTTTGGGGTTTTGTGTATTTGACTTTACTATCTGTCTAACACGACCTTGTGTTGGCACTCCACTACCATCTTTATCATATGTAGTTTTTTTAGGGCCCGAATCAGAATATTCCGAGCTTGGTGTCCAATGACCCATTTAGTTTCCTTTGACTTTTTCTACTTCGTCTGTTATTTCGTCTGTCTTACTTTGTAAATCTACTACAACATCATCAATACTTTTCAGTAATTGCTCTTTTTCATTATCCGATAATCCAAACTCCGCCTCTGCTCCACCCTTATTTTCGTTGGCTATTATTCTCTGAACAATACCAGCAAGTTTAACGAGTTGTTCATCATTTTTCACATTTATTTCTAAATATTCTTTAATCATTGGGATTAGTTGAACGGCCATATCCCCATCTTTGATGAATCCTGTAACTTCCTTTACCAATACCTCGAGCTGGTGTTTATTATGTTTGGAATTATTATATATATCTTCAAATAGTGATGATAGTGATTTACCTTTAAACAGTTCATATTCAGTTGACATATCTAATCCTATGTTGTTTATTGGTACAATAACTCATAAATAAATAGTAAAAACTCCCAAAGTTGATTCATATATATAGCTTAATGAAAGTTTTTAAATTAGAATATTTATATATACTCGGGCAAAGTGTCCGAGTACAGAACTGAGGAAGTTAAATATCCCTTTTCTGTTTAGTGATAAGAAACAACAACGGGAGAAAACAACAATGAAGGAAATCATAACACTCGTCAAAGGTTGGGTAGATGATTTAGCTCATCTATTAATGTCCTTTGTTGCCATTGGTGCTATATCCGAAGTAATATTCGGTACTGGTGTCTTCGGCGTTAATGTTATTGGTAACCTAACACTAATCATAAATAAATTCGGCGAATCCGGTTTCGCTGGGTTAGTCGCTTTATTGGTGTTAGTGGGTTTATTCCGTAAATAGCTATTATCGGTGCACAGAAAAGGGGGAATTCATTTCCCCCTTTTTTTTGCTTTAAATTATGTATATTATGAGTTTATAAGGATATTTATTAACGATTGATATGTTTATCAATCATAACGCGTTATTAATGGAGAGTATTATGAAAACAATACTTACAAGTATACTTTCTTTATTTATCTTTTTTGGTGCTGTTCCAACTGCTAATGCTTCAGATATGAACAATAGTGCTGGAATGGAAGAAGTCAAGAAGAAGAAAAAGAAAGGTAAGAAGATAGGTGGTAAGAAAGGGAAGAAATCTAAGAAAGGTTTTTTCTCTAAAATCTTCGGAAGTAAATAATCTTAAAACAAAAAGGGGAATAAAAATTCCCCTTTTTTTTATTGTTTAGAATTTAAAAAAATCCTTGTAGTCATCAGCGTAAATTTTACCAACAGAATATAATACTACAAAAGTAATCCCTAATCCTATATATAAACCAATCATAATAACCCCTTATTTTAGTTGTAATTTCTGTACCCAATCAGGTACATTCTTTTCCATGTAATGTTGTATGACAAATGCTTCTACTATATGAGTAAAAAACCAAAAGAATGTTAATAGTGGAACAAATATCTGATAATCCATATCTAACTTACTTATACCCAACCAAGTTAAAAATATCATACCAATTGATTTGGTTAAAAATCCCATTCCACTAAATCCCAAACTCATTATACTTCCTCGTTGCATCACGATATAAATTCCTACACATAGATGCATGAGATTTAGAAACACTGGTGCTAAAACACCTAAAACAATATATTCAATCATCAGTACTCCGTTATTTAAAAACTATCGGTAAAGTGTACTTTACTGTGACAGGTTTACCATTTTGGATTGCTGGATGATAAGAACTACTTCGTACTTTATCTAACACTACTTCATTAAGGTCAAGATTAAAAGTATCTCTGATAACAGGATTCTCTACTTCTCCCTTTTCATTTATAAAAAAATCCACAACTATTTTACCTTTTGGATTTTTTAAAAGTATATCTTCTCTAATGTCGTAGTATGTAAGTACGAATGGTACTTTGGGTTGGGGTAATTGACTCTCACCATTTGGTAAGTCTTGGGCTGTCAATAAGCCCATTAGCATTAGGTATGCTAGTGCTCTCATCGGTTTTCTCCTTTATTTAGTGATAAGACTATGTTTCCGGTTTCTTGAAAAGTATTTCTACTTTTCAAAACATAATTATCTTATATATTTAGAAAAAACACTTTTATTTACTTATTTTGTGATAGTTTTTTGTTAGATTGTTAAACTTTTTTCATTTTATATTCTAACTGAGATAATAAATTATTTATCTTTTCTAATTTGGGATGATTGGGGTTTTTTTCTAAAAGTTTATCTTTTGTATTCATCAACTTACCATAGGCCTTCTGTAAATCTATTAGAGCAATTCCTTTCATACTTCGTCTGTAATATAGATGGTCAAGTGCTTCATCTTCTGCTTCAGCACCACGAACACCAGCAACTGCTGTTATCTGTTCTACTTCTCCGTATATGGTATCTTCTACATCTTGTATTTCTTGCCATACAGTATTATCCCACATGGCATCTAAATCTAAATTATCCATCTCTGCCAATGCTTCTTGTGTATCTATACTATCTTGTTTGGCCCGTTCTATTTTTCTGAGTCTATCCCTTTCAGCAAATTCTTTATCTAAATTTACAGAACGGATTGAATCACATTCAGATATCCACCCACCATAACCTTTCCAAGCAGGTGAACCTTTATAATCTCTATATTCCGTATCATCACAATCTTGTCCAAATGCAACATCTCGTTTAAACTCAGATGTTCTTGTGATACCTTGGTCTGTAAAGACTTGTTCGTCTACTTGTGAATACATAACACTTACTAACAATAATGGTAAGTATTTCATTTTTCTCTCTGTTGTTCAATTCTTTTTTTCTTCTTGTATTTCTTTATTGTTTGTTTCTCGTCTAATTCCCAAATAAGACAAGCTCCTAAACAAATAATGATTAGAGGTGCCCAACTC